AATAGAAAACGTGCTTAGGGTATCTGATATGGCTTCAGACCTAGATGAATTCTATAAAAATGGAGTAAAGAATGGGTACAAGATTGGGTTGAGTAGTTTTGATGGTATATTTTCAACATACACAAAGCAATTTATAGTCGTTACAGGTTTTCCTTCGAGTGGAAAGTCAGATTTTGTTGACCAAATGACCATAGGATACAACATGATGTATGGATGGAAAACAGCTTATGCCTCTACTGAAAACTACCCACAATACCTCCACGTTGATAAGCTTGTGCGTAAATTATATGGCAGCACACCTAAATATGAGGACACAAAGCAGAAAGATTGGAAAGATTGCGTGGAGCACATCAACAAAAACTTCTTCTTTATTGACTATGAAGATGGGTTTGACTTAGATAAAGTTCTTAAAAAGGGGGAAGAGTTGGTTAAAAGAATGGGTATCAGATGTTTGGTTATTGACCCATACAACAAAATAAGAGACAAGGATAACCTCAACATGAGTATAACAGACTACACAAACACATACTTGAATAAAGTAGACACATTTTGTAAAAAACACGATGTGGTTTGTATACTAGTTGCACATCCAACTAAACCTCAAAACGACAAGGGAAAGCTTATTGAGCCAACATTTTATGATGTAAAAGGCGGAGGCGAGTTTTATGATATGAGTCCACATGGTATATTGGTTCATCGTGATTACGATAATGCGACTGTAAAAATAAAGGTTTTAAAGGTAAAGTTCGCAAACCTAGGGGAAAATCAAGCGCATGTAGATTACTGTTGGAATGTAAACAATGGCAGATACTCTGAACTTAAAGACGGAAACCCAATTTGGGATAATACAAATTGGATATCAACTAAAAACAATCCATACGAAATAACAAAGAGTTTGGATTTGGAATTTGAACAAATAAATATATAAATATGAAAACACTTATTTTAACTTTTATCATGGTTACGGCAACAATATATCATGCCGACCCAAAACAATGTAATGCTGATTACTTGACAACAGCATCGCTGAAAAAAATTAATTCACAATCACCTGGCTCACACAGATGGATAGCCGTTTCAAGGGATTTAGAGCCTCTAGGCTTTGTTTTTGGAGCAAAAGTATGTGTAGAGGGCGCAGGAGAGATGGATGGAATTTGGACAGTAGAGGATAGAATGAACAAACGATGGAGAAACCGAATAGACTTCTTGGTTGATTACGATATTAAAGGAGGGAAATGGGAAAACGTCACAATATCTTTGGTAAATGAGCTTGATTAGAAACAGTAAAGAGGTTGTTAGAGCAATAGACTTTACAGGGGTACAAAATGGCGTAATACACCCATCAGATATAGATGCGGTTTTAGAGTTTGACAATGATATTTTAATCTTGATAGAGGTAAAAAAGCGTGGAAACGAAATACCAATCGGTCAAAAACTTCTACTTGAAAGAATATGCTCCTCATGGAGAACAAAACGTAGCGTTGTTTTAAAGGTAGAATACGACGATATCTATCCACAAGACCAAAACATACCATTAGATGGATGTTATGTGACGGGATACTACCACAGATACAAGTGGGTTAATACAAGAGAGCCTTATTCTCTTAAAAACTTCCTAAATTACTTAGGAGATAGGTGGAACAATAAAAAGTGTAGATTTTAATGGAACATAGTCCAATGGTTGTTTGTATACGCAACAACATAAAAGTTTATCCAATTATATATGACCTCAACCACCTTAAGATAGAAATAGATTATGATGGAAGAAAGAAACAAGGGGAGGAAATATACAATTGGAAAACACAACAGAAACAATTACAAAAAAAAATAATAGAATTATATGAAATCCTTGCAAGAAATATACAAAGTAGGTGACAGGCAGTTTGTTTATGACCATAAGTCATTACAATATGCTTTTAGCACTTACCAAAGGTATAATAACGAAGAATTTTTAACAAACATAGTAGATATACTACACTTCGCCGTGTATGTCTGTTGGCTAAAAGAAATACCAAGCGATGAGTGTTTGGCAGATGATGGAATTATACATGAGCTGGTGCACCTTCTTCAAGAAAACACTATAAAACATAGCAATTTGGAAAATATTAGAAAAAAATTTAACAAAACTTTGATTATTTAAATTTTTTTTTATACATTTACTAAAATCAATGTTTAGGAAATGTTTGACTCTATAGTAGAATCAGTAAAAAACAAGTACACAGATAGGAGTATTAAAGGTATTGAGAAGTACAACACCACTCTTGCTGACAACATGAAGGACCACTTCTTGAAACACCTTCAAGAAGAACTCATGGACGCTACTTTGTATATTGAGAAAGAACTTACTATACAAGACAGAAAACTAAACATGGTTTCTGAGTTTAACAAAACTTATGAAATCCCAACAAGGAAAACACCTTCTAAAATTGACAAGGACGAGTATGTGTTAAGTTACAAGCTAATGCTTGAGGAGCTTAACGAGTACTTAGTTGCCTGTCAAGACGAAGATATGGTAGAGATAGCGGACGCTGTTGTAGATATGATGTATATATTATACGGAATTATCTTGAGACATGGACTATCTACTGTTGTATTCGATATGTTTGAGGAGGTGCATAAATCAAATATGAGTAAACTAGAAAATGGTAAGGTGCTCAGACGCTCTGATGGCAAAATAATGAAGGGCTCTGAATATTTCAAACCAAACCTAAAACAGTTTTTATAGTATGGAACAAACAACAAATTATATAGAAAAGGTACTAGGTTATAAAACCTGGAGTGACAAAAGAAAAATAGATGCTTTGCTTGAGTATGACTGTAATATGTATACAAACTTAGGGTCAGACTCAACTAAGACACAGGTGCAAGATGTAAAAAAGAAATCAAGAGCTATATACAGAGCTATATCAAAAATAGATTCTGCAGATGGCAAAAAGCTATTGTACCACATGGATAGAGACTAAAATGGAATCAACACCTCGTCAAAAATACTTAACATCAACTTTTGACAGAATGCACGACAAACTAAACAATGCATTTGAATATATTTTTGACGGCGATTTCGAAGACTGTAAGAACACTGTGAACTCCCTGATTTATGACCTTCGACAACTTAAAAAATCAATGGAGCCATGAAGAAACGAGTTTATCTAACAGACGACGAAGCCAAAGCACTTGGTATTCGACCAAAAAAACCACAACCAGGAAGAACTAAATTCCGATGTTTTCTTGACCAGCAACAACAAATGGAGCTGAACAAGATTAGGCACAGCGGAGTTTATGAGTATTGTAAGCAGAGAGGCATAGACTTCTCATCTGTAAAAGAGTATTGGGATAAAACCAAAGAGTACTCTGTTAAAGTAAGACCTGATGTAATATCATACAACGATATATCTAAAAGGATTATTGAGGAGATGGATAACCACTCTCCTTCTTATCATCCAATTGAGAGACAAAAGCAAACAAACCCTCATCTACTTGTGTTAGACCCAGCAGATGTACATATTGGAAAGCTAGCTACAAGTTTTGAGACAGGTGAAGATTACAACCAACAGATAGCAGTTAAGAGAGTAAAGCAGGGCATAAAAGGAATACTGAGTAAGGCTTCAGGATTTAATATAGAAAGAATACTATTGATTATAGGAAACGACATACTACATATAGATACGCCAAAGAGAACGACTACAAGTGGAACTCCACAGGATACAGACGGTATGTGGTATGAAAACTTCTTGAATGCTAAAAAACTTTACGTAGATGTTATAGAGAGCTTACTGACTGTAGCTGATGTTCATGTAACATACAACCCATCAAATCACGATTACACAAACGGATTCTTTTTAGCAGACGTTATATCATCTTGGTTTAGAAAGTGCGAAAACGTTACGTTTGACGTTAGTATAAAGCACAGAAAGTATTTTAGCTATGGTCAAAACCTTATAGGCACGACTCATGGAGACGGAGCAAAAGTACAGGATTTACCACTACTAATGGCTGTTGAAGCAAACAAAGAGTGGAGTAAATCAAAACACAGATACGTGTACACGCATCACGTTCATCACAAGAACGCAAAAGATTACGCAGGGGTTACAGTAGAGAGTTTACGAAGCCCCTCAGGAACAGATTCTTGGCATCACAGAAATGGATACCAACACAATCCGAAAGCGGTTGAAGGGTTTTTACATCACCCGAAGTTCGGACAAGTAGCAAGATTAACACATATATTTTAGTTATGGATTGGTATATGCTTTCTTTTTCGTTTAGATGGCCTCACGAGGGTATGGTTTTAGGGTTTGAACTCTTTGACCCATCCGATGAGCAGCCGTACAGTACGATGCGTTTTCACTTTTTGTTGGTAACTTTAAACTTTGAATTCGGTAACGGAAACCATCCTTTTGGATAATTTTCGTTATCTTTGTCATAACAAAGATTCTTTTTGACACCCTAGCCAACTATTGTCATTAGTTTTCTATTCTTTGTTATTTGTTTTCATAAGAGAAAAACCCTCAGGAACTGCCAAAAATACTGAGGGTTTTTTCGTTAAATTTGTTTATGGACTTTAAGAAGAAAATTTTCGTAAACAGAGAGCTGAGTGACGCAGAAGTGTTGTTTGTAAAGTCCACTCTAAAAAACATAGATTTAGAGTCATATTTACAGGATTGCTTCATATATGTTTGCTTGTACGAAAATGGTGTTCTTGAAATATCTAGTGTGAAAGATGACTATATATATCTTGTGTCCAAAGAATTTAATATAAACAACAAGATGGCTATGCAGTACTTAAAAAATAGAACACAAATAGAACAGGAATTAAACAAGGTTTTGTATTGGAACGGCATAAACAACATCAAGAAATACGTTCCTGTGGTTTTTGACGACGGAAAATCCGTTAGCTATGCAAACTTTAATGTTTACGCAGAAGGTGTCCCAGAAGCCGTTAAAACGCTTAGCGACATGTATTTCGATGATTACATGTACCTAGAAGATGTAGATGAGGAGGTATAAGAAAGGTAGACAGATAACTAGGTCTAAAAAAACAAAAATAGACGGTATACAGTTTCAATCGAAGCTGGAGTCTCATATGTATCTACTACTAAAAGCAAATAAAATACCTGCTGGATACGAGATGCAGAAGTTCACAATCATCGACGGATT